TGCCAGAAAAGCCTGGACTCGCCAAGTCAGCTTTAGTCGCAACAGCAATCGCGATATTGTTAAATTCTGTATCAATCTCAGTGCCTTTAACAATCTTGGCCGAATTGCCTGATGGCAATGCGTCCTTAGATGCAAAGTCGGTCGATTTGGTATAGTCAGACATTGCCGCCCCTTAATTTATACGGCCATGTTTGGCCAAAATCTCAATCTTTTGAATCGATAATTCAAAACCATTCACTTCAGCTTCATAGCCTGTTTGCACAACTTTGCCAGAGCCTGTCGCTTGAGCGAATAGATTTTGAATCACAATACCGCCAGCATACTGCGCAACAGGCACACCATTAGCACCGTATTCAGCAGTGCCGTATTCAGAAATGCCTTGCGTTGGTACAGATACGTTTTGAGATAAATAGTTCTCAGAAAAATCATATCCCCACTTAATCGTAACAACCTGATCTGAACCACCAATAGCGACAATGGATATTCGCTTAACAATCGACGTAATAGCAATATCACCTAAGTCAGCATGATTGGTGTAATACTGCATTCGATAGGTTTCAGTATCATCAAGGTAGCCTGTGTATTTACCAATGTAACCATTTTTACCAATTAGTAAATCACCATTGCGTAAAGCATATAAAGCGGTTGGCTCAATATCGTTCCATGTAGTTACTCGCGCTGATCCATCTTGCATGACATTGCGCGTATCAAACACATATACTTGGCCAGCCGTTGGAAACGTCAATAAATAGAACGCATCAACTTCAGAATAGACTGCTTTGATATTGGATGGTGTTTCACCCGCCACCAATTGCATCAAGTCATTACGAACATTCTTGCTCAAGTCACGAAATGGCGCTGACTTCTCTTGAATCGTTCTAAGAACTGAACGCACACCCGAGTTAGATAAAAACACCACATCGGTATTTGTGCTTTGAATCGAATCACGCCATTGGCAACCGATGCCGACCACCGTGTCATACAGCGACATCGTGCTTGGTGTTGTCGCTCCTTGATACACCAGAATTTGGCGCTTACCAAAGATAAACAAAAATCCGTTATGCGCTGCTAAGCCAGTAATTTCGTCAGCACCATTCGCCCACACGTTATTGACATTCAGTGTGCCGGATGTGCCACCGCTGTAAATGTGGCCAGCAATCAAATCAGAAAATGTCAGCGTTGTTTTATCTGTCGAACTTCCAGCAATCCACAAACGGCCATACGCCGATATGCAAATATTGCCAGAAGGTACGGTGCCAGCATAACCAGTTTTTTCGCTTACTCTGCGATACGTTGTTGTGCTAACAGCAGGATCGTAAATTAATGGGTCGTGGTTTAACTGGAAAAAATAAGTTATTCCATTGAGCGATGCGCATTGCCAATTGCTTGCGCTAATACTCGGCGCAGTACCACCACCGCCGTAGGTTAATTCAGTAACTGTTGTGCCGCTTAATTTGAATAACTTATTGTTTCCTGCAAATAACGTAGTGACAGAACCATCAGTACGCACTAACTCATGAATGACGGTTACGTCATTAGCGCCAAGATTGCCTGAACTGGTATTGACCTTCGTCCAGCCTTTACGTGCGCCCATACGACCGTACTTGTCCAAAATACAGTTGATCGCAGTCAGCGCAAAGCCAGCCGCCAAGTCTAATGGCGAATCTTGCGTATTCAGGCCATAGAAGCCTGGTGCGCTAATACTGAATCGTTCAAGTGCTTGGCTCATATTGAGACAAACTCCTGCGATTCAGGGAATCGCGTTGCTTCCAACGAAATGTAATCGGCCAACATAGCGCGATATAAGTTGTACGCTTCCGACGAAGTTAAGCCACCGTCTTCGCCGCGCTCAACCAACGCTCTGGCATAGGCATTTTGCTCAACCAATACGTCAGGCACCAATACCGATGTGCCGTCAGACGTTAGCGATGCTTGTGGGATAGTCAGGAAAAACTTAATCGTATAGACGCCATTAGGGCGGCCATATAACTGAACTTGCGCGTCGCCACTACCGTCAACACCTTCAAAGCAATACTCCGCTGGAATGTTGGTAACAATCGGTGTGAAATTCTGCTTTTGACGCATAGCGCCAACGCTGATATTTTTCATCACAACATTGCTAGTTGTGTTTAGTGGATCGCTTGATACACGGAATTTTTGACCTGCGCCGGTCAACGAATAGATATATGTGTCAGCAACCGTGGTGATTGTTTTTTCTTGGCCGAGAGCATTCCAATCGTAGGCGTCTTCGACTTGGCGCTTGGCATCATTAACGAACTTGCCGATAAGGGTCGAATACGCATCAAGACCGACAGTTGATACCGTCGGCTCACGTAATCGCACCAAAATAGAATTTACAATTTCAAGATAGGTCATTCGCTTCCCCGCAAACCTTCAACAGAGCCAGCTTTTGCCTATCCCCGATGGGAAGAAGCCTTCGCCCCTATTATAGAGAAATTACATTGTTTTTGGTCACCACTTTTCGCGGTTAGCCCAATACGCCGCGCTCATCTTACCCTTGGCGATATTCTTGGCATGCCGCGCTTTAAACGCTTCGTTGCGTTTGCTGCCGTCAGGGCTGCCGGTGACACCTTGTTGGCCAAAACGGATTAGCTTGACCTCATCCCCCGCCTTGGCCAATACGGCATGGCTCTTGGTGGGGTGACTAGGGGTTTTCTTTGGCTTGTTGTAGCCTGAGAATTCCTCTTTGCCGCGCTTAATCATTTCTTGACCTTTTTGGCCGTCTTAGCCGCTTGCTTAAACGCCATTTCAGTTGGCGCACCTTTGCTGCCAACCTTACGCATCTTTTCGCCTGACCCCGCCGCTATGCGCTTACGTTTAGCGGCGATATTGCTGTATAGGCCGGTCTTCATTTCTTTGCCTTGTTCTTGGCTGTTCTCTGGCCGCGCATAGGCATTTTGGCCTCGCTCATGGCAATCGCCACAGCTTGCTTGCGGTTAGTCACCACAGGGCCGCCCTTGCCGCTATGCAGAGTACCCGCTTTGTACTCGCCCATTACCTTGCCAATTTTCTTCGCGCCAGTTGATTTTTTCATGACTTTTCCTTAGTAATAGGGCCGCCAGATTTCCACGCATCACAAGTGCGATTAGATGCGCAAGTAAATTGAAACAGATCACAGTAGCCTAGATCAGCCGCTGCGACGAATTCTTCGTCATACGATAACTCGTTCGGCTTTTCGTCCTTTTCCAGACCGCCAACAATGCACTCCATCATGCTTGGTGTCTGGATAAACGCCGCGCAGTTGCCGCATCTCATACCTTTGACGGTATTGGTTGGTGCGTTGTACATCGTAGCCTTTTTCATCCAGAAAGCCGTGTTGGCCTCATCTGGATTGGGTGGGCCATAACCGTATTCTTTAAAAGCATGGTTTCGATTTTTCAGATTGACCGAAACGTCCTGCGTCGCAATCGGGCAGGTTTTACCAGTTAAAAGACCGGCTTTCATCTAAAAAAGACCCGATCCAAGACAAATGCGCAAATGCCACTAATGGCCGACGCGATGGCCATACCGACCCAAAAGCCGCCTTTTGACTTGTTGGCCATAGCCAACAGTTTTTTGACGTCATCACGCAACGCCGTAACTTCAGATTGAAGCACTTCAACCTGCGCCTCTAGCTTGCCAAATTCGCGTAAATCAATGTCCGACATGACCTATTTTCCTTGGCCGCCCTGGCCGTTTCTGCGCCTCTGGTGGCCGCATGATTACCTGATGTTCATCATTTTCCGCTGATTCGTCCAACTCATCAATACGAACGTAACCAGCATGGCCCTTCATGCTGTCAATGTCGTGCTGTTGCGTAAATTCAACAGTTTGACCACTTTGGAGACACTTAAAAATAGCCATAAACCCTCTTGAAAATCAGGGGCCGAAGCCCCCGATTATTAGGCCAGCGAGCGAGCCACTACCATGCGAAGCGTCGCGGAGGCCAGATCGACCGTACCGCCAGATTCATTCTGGAAGCGGATGCTTACTGTGTTAGCAGCGCTAACATACGCCGTTACAGTTAGACTAGCCTCGTCAACACTCAAGGAAACACCTAAAACCATATCGCCCAAGGCAACGCCAGGGACGGTTACGGTGTCAGTATCACCAGCGCCATCAGACAAACTGTCAGCGTTAAGTGTTCCACGGACAAGCCATGTATCCGAAAACAAGCCACGAAATTGATCGTTACCTGCTCGGACGGTTACAGAAGTTGCATTTGCCATTACGTTCTCCCAATTAGGTTAAAAACCCCCGCCCGAAGGCGGGGAGCTTAATTAGGCAGGTACGGCCAAGGCGAACGCCGAGGATGACAGAGCTGCGCCAGTAGTTGCCGCAGTACGCATAGCTTTCACACCGTAGATGGTGTCAGCAGTAAACAAGGTACCGAGGTATTCCTGCTTATACTGAGTTTGCGAACGAACGCTCAACTGCTCAACCAGAACCATTGAATCCTTGTGACCCATCAAGCAGATACGGTCAGCGCCAGAGTTACCAGCGCCAGTATCAGCATTTGACGAAACAAACACAGGGATACCGTACAGGTTACCGATTTCGCCGTTGCGGATTGCATTGCCGTCGCCGACGAATGCTTGCTCAGTGTAACGAGCCAGACCCATCAATGTGTTGCGGCTTGATGGAGGGATAACAAAGAAACGACCGTCCATTGGTGTG